GGACAAAAACGTTCATCAATGCATTCACTATTTCAGTGTGATTGACGGGCTTGAGGTTTTATATTTCTGCTCATTCCGTCCTGAATCCGTTAAACCACTATTCGTTAAAAAGATTACGCCGGATACCATGATCAAAATTGGCAATTACGAAAAACCAGTAAAAGCATGGGTCGCCGTCGCAAAAGTAAACGCTTACAAACTGGCGAGTGACGCAAAAAAAATAATAGAAAATCTAAATTCAATTTAAAAATGTACAGTCTAAAAGGAGAAATTAAGGTAATCGGAGAAACTCAACAAGTCTCAGATTCATTTAAAAAACGTGATTTTGTTGTCGTTGATGCGTCAGGTCAATATGCGCAAACAATCCAATTCCAAGTCGTTCAGGATCGTTGTGATTTGCTTGATAAAGTTTTGGTAGGGCAGGAAGTTAACGTTACATTCTTTTTGCGTGGCCGTGAGTGGACTAATCCAAAAGATGGGAAAGTGGTATTCTTTAATACGCTTGATGCTTGGAAGGTTGAGGCTGTTGGTGGCGCTAATAATGCAGCGGCTACGGCAGCTAAAATTGACAAGACTATTCCGCCTGCAGACGAGGAAGATACATTGCCATTCTAATCCAAAATGAAATGCCAAACTCCATATTGCAGAAATCCAAAAGATAAAGGTCGCTTTTGTCATAAATGTATTTCCAGAAAATATAGAGCAAAAAACCCTATGCGTTCTGCCTATAATAACCTAAGGCAGAACGCAAAAAGGAGGGGTAAAGAATTCCAGATTAGTTTTGAAGAGTTTGAGTCGTTTTGCGTTAAATCGAACTACATAGCAGGTAAAGGCAGAAGCGCTGAGTCATTTCACGTTGATCGAGAAAAAGAACATCTAGGATATACCATTGACAATTTGCAAGTCCTGACCAACTCCGAAAACATACGAAAATACCTCCGATACCAACACGACCAAAAAGGCAAACCAATAAATTTCCACGTTGTAAAAAACCAGCCAGTAAAAGAAGATCCGAACGTACCATTTTAACCAAAAAGCAATGCCCTTATATCCTCACCAAGCCAAAAGTACCAACGAAATTTTATCCGCGCTCAGACAACATCAAGGTGTTTTATATCAGGCCGGAACCGGTTCAGGGAAGACTGTCACATTTTGCCATATTGCATCACTAGCAAAAGGTCAGGTTTGGATATTGGTGAATCGGGAAGAATTATTGAAGTCGGCTTACAAGACCCTCAAAAAAAATCACGTAATAACCGCGCAAATACTTCACCCTAAAGTAAAATCATTTGACCCCAATATATTTTTCAAGTTCATTTCTGGCCTGTGGCTCCATCTCTGTGCCGCGATCCATTGCTGCGGTTGTTGGTGAGTCGGATAGTTCAAATGGCTCGGTCAATTCTGAAACAATTTTTACCAGAAGGGTTTGGCTGTCTGTGAAAAGCTGCTTTGAGGTTGAGCCGCCTACTTTGCCCCATTTTATTCTGTGCCATTCTTCGGTACCTTGCTCTAGTTCGTGGTGGATTGTCATATTTGCTGGGCTAGTTTTAATAGATCTGGCTGCGCATTGACTAATTTTTGTACAGTCCAATTTTTTTCAATAAGATAAATTACTGCGAATTTTGGGTCATTTTCTAGGATAGATTTACTGTTTTCGATTAGATCAGCGCATTTAATAGACTGAGTAAACCAGCCAGTTGTGCCCAATCTATTTGCCTCAAGTTGTTTTCTTTTTTCTCGATTCAAGTGAGGGAAATCTTCTTTGGTGAATTTATCCGTCAACTCTTTTGTACTTGTGCAGATTCCATAAGCCTCACCAGCATTATACCCAATCTCAATCAACTTTTTATAAAGTGAATCAAAATCACAATCTGTATCCTCAAATAAATCATGACAAAGTGAAATTTCAATTACCAAATGGGCTGGGCAATAACGATAAGCCAGCTCAGCGACGGCTAACGGATGAGTCCAATATGGTTCACCCGTATATTTTCTTACTTGATTACCGTGTTTTAATTTCACGAATTCAAGCAAATCGGTTTGTTTTTTGTCTAGTTTCATAGGTTGTTTTTTTCGACTCCAATAAGCCTCTTCCTTTCGGATTGTAGGCGTGGAATATAACGCCTCGTTGTTTGCTTATTTATCCGCAGGCTTATGGCCCAGTGCGGCGCGCTCAGTTAATTACTCTGATTAACGCACTGCCACAAACGTAGCGGGTCTTAAATGTTTTTACTCTCCAATTCTTTTATTTTCTGCTCCATCACAATTGATGAGGCCAAAAGATTGATATGTTTTTCTTTCAGGTCGGTCAATTCACTCCTCAATGGCTCAAGTTCTTTTTGAGCCTTTAATAGTAACGTTTCTTGCCATCGCTGATCATCAACAATTCTTCTGGATACATAGCTTTGTCTATCCAATTCATCTGCATGGTTTTGCTCTTGCTTTTTGAGTTCATTAAACCAATAATCCGCCCTGTTTTTGTAAAAATTCACCAGAGTTTTCAAACGACTTCTATTTCTCAGCAACTTCATTCACTCACAATTTTAAAAGCATCTTTCAGTTCATCTTTTTTAGCGATGACGGTCGGCAGTATTTTTTCTTCAGCAGTTAATCCCTTCCAAGTTTCCATTAATTGCTCCAAATTAGTACAGGTGGACAACTTTTTCAAAGCCTCAGTATCCGTAATCGTTACGGGCGGATAATATTTTTTCAATCGAGCGACGAAATTAAACCGGCTGTCTGGTTTTGCGTAAAGCACAATTGGTTTGTTTAGCCAATCTTCCATGAATGGAGAGCCAAATTCTTTAGTACAGACCATTGAATTCGTTTTATTTAGAATCATCGGTTTATACAAGGCTTTTCCGTCCATCGTTGCCAGAAATAAACCAGTTTTGGTTTGCTCAGATTGGGAATTCTTATCCCAGACTCCCTTATCTTCAAATCCGGTAATTTGCACAACCATTTCAGGCAGTAGCCCCTTATTCAAGTCTTTTCCGTCCTTCAAGTCTTCGCCTGAAATGTAACGCGGGTCTAGGTTTTTTTTGTAGTGTGTTTTCATTTTTAGTATGTGATTTTAATTTTGAGTATTTACAAATAAGCATAATATCCATAATTAGCAGACATTGTGATATCCGAATCTGTCTTTATTGGATTGATTTCGTATAAGTGCAAAAAGAACGGAATGTCGTTTACAAAATATGTCCTTTGCTTTATGTCCATCCTGTCTTCGCATCTACAATTCGACTTAATAAACTGCTCAAGTTCATGCCTATTTTCAAACTTAAATCCCTTTCGTTTAAGACCCTCAATAATTAAGTCTTCTAACTTTTTATTGAGTTTATTATAAATATCACTCATGAAAAGACTAATCGTGTCCTCCCGGTTCAAAATGACTTCTTTAATCTTGTCCACAATAAATAATTTTGACATCTTTTCCGACTCCCAGTTTAGGGTAATTCTTTTCAGGCTCTAAAAGAAAGTCGATACTGTTTTTGTATCTGGCGGCCATGCAATCATGAACTATCCATTCGCCGTTCAGATTAGTATTCTTTGCTGAATAGATTTCCAATGTATCTCCATAATCGAATTGACCGCCCCAACGTTTTAATAAATCCCTTGATAATGCAACCCAATTCTGGTAGTCGTCTGGATTTATTACTGAACCATCAGCCGTCGTTAGCGGATTAGAATCACATTGCGCCTCGGTCGGTTGGTATGTTGTGGCTCTGTCCAAATGAATTGTATCAGGCTTTTCGATAAACTCTACCCTGTTTATTTTAGGCTCATCCGGACAAACGCATTTTTTACTATGCCAGCCGACTAGCATTCCAGTGCCTCCAAAAATTATGATAAGCCCGAAAATTAAAACTATGTCTTTGTTGCTCATTTGTTTGTGATTTTTACGTTTTTTAATTGATACCATACCGGAATAAAAACACATTCAGAATTTGAACAAACCTCTATTCCATTTTCACTCAGTTGTACATTGGTTATTTTAAACTTTTTAAGTTGACCCATTGCAACAGTAGTTCCAAATTTCCCAACATATTTGTCCTTCAATAACTGAATAGATATATCGCCCAATATCTTCAGCTTGAGCTGCATTTCATTCAATTCCTTTTTATAAAACATACTCATTTAAGTTTTTTAGCCATACACCGCAAAGCATCATTTGCACTGATCTGACCTGATTTATACTTTTCCATTGTTTGTGATGCAAATTCCATATACTTGACAGGATCAGTGGATATATTACCGACAAAGTAAAGCGAGCCACCAATAGCCCGAATGTATTCAAGTAGACGGCCAAACTCCCTCTTGTCTATTCCTTTTTCCTGATTTGTAACGTGTGAACGGGAAATACCTAATTCAGAAGCCACTTGCCCCTGAGTCATTCCCTTAGATTTGCGAGCCTGAATTAGCACAGCCTCAATCTCATTTATATTTGTCTTTGTGAAATCAATCATGAGGCAAATATAAAAACAATGTTTGATATAACAAACTTTTTGCAAAAAAAAATGCAGAATCTTTTAAATCCTGCATTTCCTTACATCCTAAAAATTAGAAACCGGGTACCAAACCGTTAACCGGCGACTAAGATAATGGTTTCTATTCCAATGACAGCTAACATGCCCCAACATATTTTTTTCAACAATCCGTTTTTACGTTCCAATTCTACGTTGTTGGCTTCTAAATCCTGAATGCGGGCAAACTGTTTTTGGATTGTTTCACCGGCTATTTGAAGCTGAACAATGCGTTCTGAAGCAATTTCACCCATCAAATCAATCTTATCTACCAGTACCGGATAGTTCATCAAGCATTCAAGACATTTTATGTCCTGTTTTTCACTATAACAAATGCAGCTATCTGGGGTTGATTGCTGCCCGCAGGCTGTCCCGCCTAACACGATCAGAAGTGCGAACAAAATTAGAGTTTTCATAAATCGTTGTATCTTTTTGGTTTATTTGTGACTGAAGTGTATCAACGCGCTTTTGCGATTCTTCGTAGCGGTATTTAAGCAACTGGTAATTGATCGGTTGAGTTTGCGTAGGTGTTTTTTCATGGCGCAAAGATAGCCAAACGCAAAGAATTATTCCTACTGCGAAAATAATATTAAGGTGTAGTTGTTTCATTTTTCTCAATTTTTTTCTGATAACCTTTACCAATTATTCCGAGGACAGCCAACTCAATACCATAGTGACCGCCGTCTAATTTAAACCAGATAGCAGCAGCGCAAATAATTACACCGGCGCAAACCAGAATAAACGACAGTAAGCGCATCATTGACCGCTCACCATTTGACTCTGTAAAGAAACCGTTTTTTTTCATGGTCTGTAATAAATTTTAGTCTTAGTGATATTGTACTTCAGTAATTCTGCCAACGCTTTTTTGCTTGAAGTATTATCTAAGTTACCGTCCTTGTCCAAGTCGGCCTGATCCATCGCCGGCAACTGGCAGCCTAAGGTGTGTTTGAAATTTGTACCGCCGTGAATTAAAACCGCTGATCTGCTTGGAATGTCTTTGATCCAAAAGCATTCACCAAACTTTTTTGATACATGCTTTACTACTCGATACTCACCAGCCGGAATACAACTAACTTGAAACTCATTATTTTTCCAAGGCAGTTCTAAAACAAAGCAAGTAAATACGATTAACTGTGTGTCGTTATCGACTACATCAAACTGACCTAAAGTTTGCTTTCCGTCGTCAAGTACTCTGCAAGTTTCTAGTGTATATTCCTTCATAATTACTTTTTTTCGTCATCTGTTTTGCAGACATTTTTCTCAATTCGGTTGATAATGATTTTTTGAAATCGCTCGTTAACACTATCTAGAAACTTGAATATGCTGGGCTTTACTCCGTATCTCTGTTCTAAATTTGAGCCGATAAAGTAAATCTCTCCAAGCGCAGAAATAATGTAAAGCGCAACAACCAGAAAACCGGTAATACTTGAAAAGTAAATACTGTACGAGTGGCTGATCCAGTTGTGTAGAAAAATCAAAGCAATAAACATTAATGAGTAGGTTATCACCTTACTATATAACTCGCTTCTTTGTGCCTTCTTATTCTTAACGGTTTCCTTCGGTGTCTTGCCTTCTGTAACTGAGGTCAGGAACTCCCAAATCGCTAGCATAATAACTATCAGCCAGCCCACAAGACTGAATACCAAAGTATCTATTTCGCCAAATAAGGTCGGAAAAAGTGCCGGACTCGCCGCCGTTGCAGACAGTAAGATCAGCCCCTTCTGAGACATTATAACTGTTAACCATGTAAAGTTCATCTTTTCTTTAGAAATAAAAACAGGGTCATGGCTCCTATAGGGTAAATAATTGTTTGAATTGATAACGACTGATAAACCGCATAGTCGATCGGTAAAAAAACGAATGCCATATTAACCAGATTGAGGGCTAGTAATCCTGCACACGCAACGTAATTGTAAACACAAAGACGAATTTTAAAGCAAGCGAATAACATGAATAAGTTAAACAGAATTGAGTTTCCGAATATCTCGTTCATGGAATAGAAGTTTTCAGATAGGAATGCGCCAAACCATTCAGAGTAAATTGACCCCAAATACAAGGCTGAGATAAAAAAGAGCACCCCTATCGGAAAAAATCTTAACCGGCTTTTCATTGGTATTTTTTACCGGCTTCTTTTGGAATAGGTATTCCCGAAACATGTCCTACTGTCTCTGTTACTAGCTCTGAATCATTGTAAAAATCAGAACTAATTCCATTCAGAATTGCTGCTGCCGCCGATCTATTTGATTCTGGAATATTCATGATTACCAGTTCATCTGATTTGTCAGCCAATGCGATCAACGAAGAAGGCATTTTAGATTTTACGATAAGTACTTTTAGTGTTGCCATAGTTTTTTGTTTAAATATAAGGGGTTATTGCTGGAATATTCCAATCGTCAGAAAGTTTATTATATCCTGCAGTATTTGGATGTAGTTCGTCTACACCAAAATAATCTGTGTTTTTCTCACCGACACCGGCAACGCCATTTGAGTATATACCCATTACCGGATCGGCACCCCAATCCGATATTGCTGTCGCATAGCCGTCCTGAACAATGTGATTTCTTACATAGCCATTTAATGTGGATTCATCATAAAGATCAGCATCATTTTGACGAAGCGCATTTATAAAAGTAGCTGATTCAGCGCGAGGTAAGCAAGTTGTTATTATTAAAGCTCTGTTTGGAAATGCGGCTTTTGCTAAAACTAATTCATCTACTAATGCATTGTAAGTCGCCGCAATATTACTTGAATTTGAATTAAAATGATTAGTCAATTCAGCAAAAAAGAATACTTCTTTTTCTAAGAAATCCTTTTGTTTTGGGAATACATTTACAAGTCCGTCTGCCGTTAATTGTGGTGTTGTATTCGCATTCAACCCACGTTTCATTATATCGAAATTGTTTCGTCCCACTGAATCAAGTATACGATTAACATACGTGCTAGTTTGAGTCATGGAATTTCCATTAAACATGATTCGCTTAGTCGGAGTAACTCCTAAAGGATTTAATAAATATTTGTCTAAAATATTGTGCAGCACGAAAGGATCAATAAGTCCACTACCGGCGAATCGATAAGCAATAGGTTTGTTTGAATACACTGAGAAAACGCCGCTTATATTTCTACACCAGTACGTCCATTCAATATTCTGCACAGAACTGGACGCATCGGTTGGCGCTAAATTTGAAGCATCTTGCAACGTATAACCGTTTCTAAAGACAGACCAAGCATTTGATGCCGTTCTGCGTGAAGAAAATAATCCAACGTTTGTTACATTGGGGGCCGACCGAAAAGTACCATTATTATTTTTATGACTTGGGGAAAATGTCGTAACATTCGATAACATTTCTATCCCAGTTGTCCCGACAATACCGCTAACGTCCACGCCATTTTCATTTACATGGTCAATCGCATAGAATCCAAAAGAATTACTATTCTGCGTAAACTTATATGTTCCGCCATCACCAGGATTATAAGCTGAAGCCATTCTAAATGAATTGGCACTAGATCCATTAAATCCGCCATAGGTAGTAAAGTCACCAGAATAAGCACCAGAAACAACTTGGCTGACAGAGGGACGTCGCGGATCAACCAGCCCAGCAATACGAGCGTGCGCGATATAAACAGGCAGTGTGTCTAATTCATCCCAATAATCTATTAACTTGAGATGAGTTATCACATTATTCCACATCGTCTTGAATGACGTCGGAGCAGGAGCGCCCAACTCATCCCATTTATCAAATAGTGCCTGCGCGTCAGGATCGTAAATAACCGAGCCACTTTTGTTTCCAAATCCAAGTCCAAAGCCAAAGCCCATTATCTGCCTTTTAACACGTATGAGTAACTGCCTGATGTAATTGCTACGCTTGAGAAATGACCGTCATTTCCTGGGCGAATTTTCACATTAGCTGGGATAGTCAAACCTCCTTTTAAGTAAGTGCCGGCAACATCCGCTTCCTCCCCGTTTTCATTTATTACACCAAAAGTAGTCTCAGAGGTTGTTTCCAAAAAAGCAATGCTTTCTGTGTTTGTTGAGGCCCCAGACTGATGTTTTGCACCGAAAAATCCAGATATAATATCGAGCTGTGTCATAGTTTATGATATGGTTGATTAAATATATTCGTTTTTATGCTTTTTCAAAATAAGCCGTGACTGTATAAGATACTGATGTCGGCGCGGTGCCCCATGTTGGGTAAGCTATTTTGTAATTAAACCAATCGTCCTCTGCAAATAATTCATCAAAAGCATAGTTTTTTATTAGCTGTCCGGTATTATTAAGCAGCATGCTTGAGGAAACCACATGATCTGTTACGCCATTCTGAACTAAAGTAAATGTTGATAATTGACCCCCTGCCGCTAAAGTTCCACCAACTTTAGCAAAAACAGCAACCCGCTTTAGCCTGCATGCTTTTGGCACGTATATTCGGACAAGCGAACTATAAGTTGTATTTGTTGCAATATTGGTGTCAGCAAACGAATGCGTTGTTCCACTTCCGGGGTTTACTTGCGTTGATGCTGATTGAAGGGTAAACCCTAATTGCGCGTCCAATTGCGTCTGAATAGAGCTAAAATCAAAAACTGACGGCAATTCTAGTCTGGAGTCGGTATTGTTATCGTACAAAATACTAATATTTACTGTAGCTGAAAGCATGACAGCGTATATTTTAACAACTATTCTATCCGTCGCCAGCATAACTTGATTTGTCGCAATGGTTGCGGTTGTAGTTTGCTGAACAATTGTGTTAATGGAAACCTGAGTGGTGTTGTCTGATGTTGCCAATAACGTTTCTACTCCGCCTGATGATCTTTTGTATAATTCAAAGTAGCAATAGTAATTATTTGACCCAGACGCTTTTTGCGTTTCAAAATGACATGTGTATAAGCCAGCAGATAGAACGGTAGTGTTTGGATAACCTAAATTTGTTGCAAATTCCTGTAGAATTGCACCACCGGTTCCAACGCTTGCCGTGTCGGTTGCCAACGCTCCCGCAACATAATCAGTTAAGGTTGGCATACTTTCGTAGCCAACAATATCAGAGTTAGTTGAACTGAACATGTACGTCTGAATGACGTATGCTGGTAATTCTACATTGACATTAAAGGTTAAATCTGCCATAATTTTAAGTCCAAGCTACATTTACAGTAATATTTTGATTTGGAGTAAGCGTAGGAAATGATTGAACTGGTTGCGCTACCCCATTCACAACTACATATACATTTGTGTCAGGTAATTCTAAATCTGTTTCAGAAATTACCGATTCCGAATAAGTGTCATCTGAATTTGAGACGACAGAGTCGACAATAACCTGTTTCTGTGAAAATATATTCCAACTACCCTTTGGCGCATTGTTAGATCCAACAACGGCGATATCGACATCAGTTGATCTGTTGTTGTAAGCCAATACAGAATTCAATGATATATCTATTGATGTGGTGCCAGCAGCCGGAACAGTAATTTTTACTCCATAAGAAGTAAGTTCAGAAGCCACACCCTGACTGTCTCCGTTGGAATCAACTACCGTGACATTGAATGTCCCGCCAGAATCAATATCCGCTAAAGAAACCGAATTAATCAAAAATGACACAGGTGAACAAACGGCCCCAGGATTTGCGGAACCAGACCCGCTAAAAACATATCCCTGGTCCGAAACACCAATTAAAACTTGAGTTTGATAGCCGTCCATCACGCGCGCCGATAGCAATGACACAGAATCGATTTCCCGAACCGACAAAACCAAACGACCCATAGCCGTGACAACCCCGTCCAATGAAATTGGATCAGCTATTTTTATTTCATCTACATTCCGCCCAGCAATCGACGGTTTAGTAAAGCCTAGCGTGACATATCGAGTGTCCATCAAAATAGCCCGGATAACCCCCAATAGTTTGTGAAGTTTCGTCCGTGCTAATTGGTCCCCTCTATTTTGATCAGTGCTTTTAGCCGAAGTGTAAACGTCAATTGAAAAAGAGTGTAATCCTTGAGCAGCATCTGTTGTATTGGTTCCGTACTTAGTGTTGTCATAAGAAATATTGACAGCAGGCATCTCAGTGTGAGAGATCGGGATAAATCGCTCGACATAAGTATTTACAGACAAATCATCATCATAGGCAATTGCCGCTTGCTGATATAATTCATCCGCAATTATTTCGAATATCCTTGTACGGAGTCGTTCGAATGATTGTTCTGGTATGGCTGCCGGAATAACTCCCATTATTCAAAATCACCTAAGATTAATAAAATTGTTCCGGCCGTGTTATCTTCCAGCCACTCATTGCAAATATAAGTAATTGATTCCATTGTCACCTTATGACCTTCAAAATGAACTCCATTTGAATTTCGTGTTGGGTAATATTGCGCAATCAAAGGTGCTTCTGAAATAGTTATGCAAGTCTGACGTGTATTTACCCGAACGCCGTCAGTATCGTATGCTAAATGATGCTTTGAATAGACCCCGCTAGTCTCTACAGTCTCACCAGTCGGAGCCGTCAGGGTAATCGATACGGCAAACTCATTTAAATCAGTAGTAATTCTCTGAACGTCTTGCCTTAATTGATCAACTAATCCCATTTTCGTTTATTTTAATTTACAAAAAAAAAGCGCTAACATCTTTCAACGTTAGCGCCTCTCACACACGCACTGCACTCAAGAATGCTAGTTAGAGATCGTATACGTAATCATTTGATCTACCTTAGTTGGGATAGCCAAAGGACACGCTTTAATGTGATATTCGTGAGTAGTCGCTTTTTCGTCAATGAAGTCCTGAATTAGGAACGCTCCTTGTTGCGGAATTGACCCGTTTGCACCAATCAATTGCGGAACCGCTGCATAAACCAATTCAAATCCAGGATTTGGAGGCAATACAACCATTTTAGTTGCGGTGATATAAGGGACCATTGTTCCAGTTGAATCCTCATAAAAATCAGGATATGTCCAAAGTTCAACTCTGTATGGTCCGGCTGTGATTGTCCCGTGATAAACCCCACCGGCTGCATTTGCTTGCGGACTGTTTATAGTGTCCAATGACATGTTAAATAAATTCTGACGTTCTTTGAAGATCGTGTTGTTGAATAAATCAGAGATTACCGTATCACCTAAAATAGCCTTAAATGACATTGTTTGTACTTTACCAGTCTTTCTAAGGAACTCGCAAGCTCCCTTGAATACGTCGAATGGATCTACAGTGTTGATTCCAAAATCTCTGCCAGCAGCATAAGCAAGCAATGAAGCCGCTTTACGTTTGTAATCAATTGTTGAGTTATCTGCCAAAGTAATGACACCAGTCATAAATACATCGGCGCACTGTTTTTCAACAGCACGTTCAATTTTTTTCTGAAGTTCAAACAAATCCTCAGCAAGTTCAGCCGTCAATTGCGCGAAAGCCGGTGCGCTCGATGTGGATCCAATAGCGATGTCATATAAACGGTGCTCGTTTGCTGACATATACTCCCAATAAAAAGGAGGAACCATGATTTTTTCAGTAGACTTTGAGAATGTGTTTCTATTTCCTTTGGTTCCGCGAGTTACATCTACTGCAATCTTTTCAGTTCCGCGTTGTACTTCAATAGAAACTTCTTTTGTCATTACCTCCCTACGTCTATAAAATGAACGTAAAAAAGACATCACATCTACTTTTTCCTTATAGACACTGATCAGGGTTTTTGTAAACAAATTGCGTGAATCCTGAATCGGAATCGCCATAAGTAATGACCCTTTAGGGGCAAACTCATGCGCTACAAAACCTAACGCAAGAATCCCGGATCCTACCAACGCAACCGTTCCGAACGATAGATTTTCAGGTTCAATGAATGAACTTACTGACAAAGTCAGAATAGCAAATACGAAAATATTAATTAACTTTTTCATCTTTCTTTTTGGTGTTATTGGTTATCAAATCCAGTTAATTCAGTGCCATCAATCAAGATGATACCAGCAGTGTCAGACGCGATTCTGTCTTTAATGCGACGGTCAGAGATCACAGTTTCCATTGTATCACCAGCGTCTAAAACTACTTTATCAGTAGCAACACGTCCTTTAATACAAATGCAAATTGTTTTCGTCTCACCAGCCTCGACAGTATAATCAGCCCCAACTAATCCAACTGGATATTGTGAACCGTTTGTGCTGTCAGAAAATAGTTTTACCAATTTTCCGGTAGTTGCTACTCGACCCATTAGCGTACCAGCCGCCAAAGTCTCATCATCATAACCATTGTTGGTATATGATCCATCCTCATACTCATTGTTACCCAAAAACACAACATCAGTTGTATAATTGGTAATTGACTGATTTTGGTTGTCTAATACGTTATCCGCTTCGCTCATGATTACGCTGTTTTACCTTGATTTAAAATTCCGTTAACTTCTTTTTCGAAGGCAGCCAATGGCGTTTCTTCTTTTTCGGCAGCCAATTTATCAGCCGCTTCTTTTGCAGCAGCCTCAGCCGCTTTTTTTGTTTCCAAATCAACCGGCGACTCAGATCCAAGTGCTGCCAAATTTTGTTTAGCATATACTTTAACCGCAAAGTCAGCCATTGCTGTCTGAGAAATATTTTCGCCCGAAGTGATACCAGCAGACACGGCAGCAGGATCAACATCATTGAATTTCATCCACGCTCCAACTCGGTCGCGTTCTTGCGCAACTCCAAGTCCAACGATCATGGCATACACTTCTGGGTGTTCTGCCAATAGTTTTTCTTTTGTCATCTTATTTTGAATTACTGGTTTTGCTTGTGGTTCATGTTTAGCAGCGACGTCAAACATTTCTGAAAATGCTTTAATTTCCGCCGGGTCAACTTTATTGATTGAATCAACTAATCCAATTTGTTTGGCTTGTTTTGCCGTCAAAAACAAATCGATTCTTTTTTCTGACTCAAACAAATCTTTGACGGAATATCCTGAGATTTCCTTCAGTTTATCTGAATCTAATTTACCTTCCATTTTAGAGCGTAAATCCTTATTTACTTTATCTAAAAATGTTTGATCTTCAGGACTTGAAATGTACATGTCAGCACGATGCAGCATGATTGTTGAAACATCTAGTGCCTCAACCCTGTCTGCAAAAAGCGAGATAATGCCGGCCATTGACATAGCGCCGCCGTCAATTTTTACGGTGACTTTTCCTTTACGCTCAATCATTTTTGCAATGATACCCCATCCGGCCAGAACTGATCCGCCAGGTGAGTTAACTCTCATTACAATATCTTCACCCTCAAATGAGTTTATTGAAGAGATTAATTTCTCTGCAACAAAGTCATAAATTGGCGAATAGAGGTAAATTTCCTTCATAGAATTACGCCAAAATAAAGGCATACAATAAAATCAAAATAATTTTACCCTACTTTATATGGGAAATTATTATATTTGTCGCATGCCGAAAAAATCCTATTTAGAAAACTTGGAAAGAATTACAGGGGTAAATTCTGAAGTTGACGAACTGTTAAAAAACATTGCCAAGAATATTGGAATAACAAAGAGCCAGCTAATCAGAAAAAAGGCACGGGAAAAACTGGCGGAATATTCACCAGAATTAAAAGTCATAAAACCCAAAGCAAAAACAACTACGATCGACATCACTGAGATGTCACCTAAAATAAAGCAGGAAATTGTAGCCGTCGCATCGAACAAGGGAATTCACCCGAACGCGCTTTGGAAAATTATGCTATACGAAATAGTGCAGTCTTTTCCAGAAAATATGAAAAAGCCTTACATTGATTAATCTTCTGGGTTTTCCGGATCTTCAGGTGCTTCAATAGGCTCACCAGCGCCAGCAACTTCCGGAACTTCAATTCCCAATTCGTCAGCATATTCCAATTCTTTCGCGTATTGCTCCATATTAGAATCAGAATCACTTCCTCCCAACGCCTCAGTTGCCGCCTCTAAAGTAGTCAAAGGTAAATGAGCTCCCAATGAACCCAATTTTTCACGCTCTGCTTTTGCTTCTTTTAGCGGATCAATATGAGGGAATAGATCACCAGAAAATTTAGCCATTTGATACGCCTCAACCATCATCATATTTTTTGATGCAAATGCTGCCAAATATCCCGGAGCCTGAATTTTTCCTTTCAGGATTTCAGTGTAAAGCCAGAAATTGTAAACACGTTGATAGAACTGAATCTGCAAAGAATTGCGCTTTACTCCCATTGTATGGTCCCAATCTTTTGTTGCTGCGCGGGATGCGCTGAATGAATCATTGTATTTTTGCAAAACTACGTTAGGCGGCATTTCTATTGACGCGCAAAGCAACTCAATATTAACCATCATGAAGTCACGGAAAAACATTTCTTGCTGCGATGATACTACCTTTATTGTAGAGTCCTTAGGCATGTTAAATGCCTGCTTGTTTGTTGTGACAGCTATAGTATTTGCCATTTGATCACCAGCCGAATCAATCGGTAAGTCATTTTTATCGGACGCATTCGCATCGTATGCTTTTGCCAACCCACTGCTCAGTGGATTTTGTCCATCTGAATTTACTCCGTGCTCAATAAAATAAGCGATTTTTTGACGCTCTTCGGCGCTTCCTACGGCAGCCTCTTGATAACGCTCTAATTTTTTTAGCATCTCCAATGAAGATCCAAGTAGCGGAAGGCCGCGCATTGTGTCCATTCTGTAAGTTGATTCATTTACCATGAATGCAACAACCAATCCAGAAGAACTACTGATTGCTGGTATGCGCTCCCATTTAAAAATATCAACACGAACATGATAGGCAATATGCTTTCCGGTTTTATCAACTTCAATCCCGTTATATATTCTAACATCTGGACTATATCCGGTTGGCGGATTTGACACATTTTGTCCGTCAACAACTTGGATCTTTACAACGTCATTTACATATCGCAAAATAACTAGACAATCTCCGCCAATTACTGCGTTTTTTAATACCTCGGCCGCGGATTCATGAAGATTTATTTTTTCTCCATAACCAGAATTTTTTGAGTTAGCCCAAACATTCCAACGCGCTTCAACCGTTTCGTTAAACGCCTCAGTGTCTATTTCAATTCCTTCACTTTTAAAAAATGCTTTCGATGGGCGGGAATTAAGACGGAGACCCTGACCGATAATCCATGTACAGAATCTTTTGATCACCAATTGAGCCACATTAGATTCCAGATATGCTTGCCACGATCTGAGCGACAAACCGTAGTAATCCAATGTGTAGTAAATTATTGGTCCAACTTCGCCTAGATTTTTTTCTCCGTCGTAAGATTTTGAATAAGATCCATTAAGATTGGCAGTTGGTGAATGTTTTTTTTCAACCAATGGTTTTGATTTTTCCCAAAATTTCCAATTCATTACCAACGATTTTTTAAATTCTTACTATCAACCAATCTGACTACGTTTGGCTGGCGTTTATTTACATAATATTGCCTGATCTTTTCATAACCTTCAATGGTTTTCAATATTTCATCTGTGCTTCGATAAACAATGTTTGTCTTAGTCATTCCGGTGTCGTATTCGTACTCTACCCATTGGCCTGTTCCGACCGAAGTTAATGCCGTAGTTCTGAGCGAAGTTATAATGGCATCAATCTGAGCAATTATCGTAACGTAATCAGCATCGGTTCGACCCGATGGGTTATATTTGAAGTATAGAATATTGTCTGCCATTTTTACAAATATAGTTTAAAAAAAATTAATCTACGGCGGAGGTTAAGATCTTGTCAATTTTAGCATCATCTACCGAGACAGTAGAATCAGGAGTAATCAAAGAAATCGCCGTTAATGGCAATCCTTGCACTGTTGGACTGCCGGGCAAATAATTTGAATAAAATTGATTCACATTATAGGTCAATTTATTCAAGTCAGTTCTCAATTGGTCAAACGCTATCTTCAATTCAGAAAATCTAACCATGTTGTCCTCATCACCATTAATCTCTACAGTTCCGTCAGCCTTAAACCACTGATAAGATTGTTCAGTCCCGGAAGTATTGGTAGAAAATAGTCTCAATTCACCTGGATTAGCAATTGCACGTGTATTGACATATCCGACCAATACGTTTTCCCCGTCTTGGCCTGTCTTGGCGTATAAAGCAATCATTCCCTCAATCGGGTTTGAATCAATACCAAAAGGAGCAACCACCTTGTTTTCCTGCACATCGGATTTACCCATTCGCAAAAATTTCACGAACTGCACACCAGAAGTTTTGACGCTTGAAATTATCTTAACTAAATTCATCATACATGCGGATTTGGATATAAATTTATTCCTTTGAAAATTGATACCGGAATCTCATTTGTATAGACTTCTGGCAAAACACAATTCAGCGTACATGTCTGCGCGGCGGCATTTCCGACAAAATTAATTGACTCAATAAACAAAGTCACCTTTACATATCCATACAACTCAGGCGAAATTACCGTAATCGTATTATTCGGTTTGATTATTTTGTTGTTTACATACCAGCGATCAAGCGCAATAGTCCATTTTAGGTTCTTTAGCTCAGATGACAATTCTCTGCGGGCCGCCAAAGATGTATCATTATCATCACCGCTTGATTGAGATTTTACGGTCGGCCTGTAAACCACCAGAACATACGGATTCCGAATAGTGTATTCGCCCGCGTTTCCTCCGTCCGATGATGCCTGTTTTTGCAGAGTAATATGGCTGTGCATTTTTTGCCCATCAAATACAAAATTACAAGACAGCAAAGGCAGTGATGGATTATTTAAATCAAAATCAAGTATTGGCGTTCCTTTTGCTTTTGATTCAGTAAACAATAACTCACCTTTTTCATTATGACTAATTACGATATTTTTTTGCTTTGCTAAATCCGTCAAGTATGATTTTACCGTCGAAGTTTCTGAGGCTGTTGACGCCTTGAAAACTTTATTCATTCTATCAGCAACTGACGGATCAATTACCATTTTCAATTTAAATGGACGGATTAATTTTTCAGCAATCTGTTTTAGTGAAAGATTATTAGACTGTAAAGGATAAAGGTCAGGCGGGATCTCACAATCCTCCAAAACGCCGGGCTTTGAATAACCCGAAAATCTGGCCAGTTGTTTATTTTCTCTGACCTCAAATCCCTGCGAAATAATAAACCCAGTTAATAACAATTCCCCATTATCCTCCATGGTGCACTCATGGTAATGGCTCACGCATGCCAACTCCTTATGCCCCGGATTATCCGGATCAAAAAAGAAGTCAAATGAAAAAGTTGAGGCCACGGAATCATGCACCAAATTAAAGGTGAAGTTGTTGAAAAATTCAACTTGTCTATTTTTAAAGCGATCTGTGATTTTTAGTATCATGGCTTAAACATAGTACCTCATTAGGCGTCCCTTTTTCAACTGCAAATTTTCACTCAATCCAATTTTATTGTTGCGCTTAAATTCTTCTATCGTAGAATCATTTTGTTGCAAACCGTAGAATCTGTGCGTCTGAATTATAATATTTGAATCGTATTCCAGATAAACTAAACGTTCCTGTTTTGCATTAAGCGCAATATCATACAAGTTTGACGTGGCATAAGCAACTAATCCAGACAGATCAGAGGCTGATTGCCAGTCTGGAATATATGAATCCGTGTCGCCTCCGTTGTCCGTCTGCAAGGAATCTAAATTTTCGATAAATGTATCGTAATTTGCATTGATTAGTCCGATCACCGCCAATACATCGACCGAGTTTCCGTAGTCGCTATCAGATAAAGGATTGACACTTGCATTTACCATGGCCGAAATAATATTTCCGGCCATATTTTCGTAGATCAATTTCTCGTTCGGAGTAATCAAATTTTCGATTCCATCACTCAAGGAAACAAACTGAGCAATCAACATATTTATTCTGGTCTGAGCGGTTGTTGCAAATAATGACGGATACATTATTACCTGATTTACTGCCTGAATTGCCAATAAAGGCTCCTGAGTTAAATCAACTATCAACGCATTGGCAGTATTGAACAAGTTGAAATACTCGTTGGCCTGATCATTGTCATCTATTAGCGGCTCCGCTTCATTATAAATACCAAGCATTTCAAGAGTCAATTGATTTATCTCATCGGATCCAGCACCTTTTAGTTTGCCCTCAAATGCCGTAGATGATGAATCATTAAAACTTTCGACCGCTTTTATTGATTGTTCTTTTACAGGAACGCTGGTTTTTGGCGCAACATCCCCCAGCGTTTCAATTAACGTGGCTGTTATTTTTGTAACATTTATTGCCGTATTGTCAAAAGTAAGTGAGGCCGGTTGCATTAACATTGCACCGTGCATAGGATGCGATACTGTCCATGCGCGCTTATCTAAACTAGACTGTTCAAATTGTTCCGCAATTTCCATGTGATCGTTTCCCTGGAATGAAATCTCAAGAGTATATCTACGACCCTTTCTTTCTCTACGATCAACCAATGTTCCGCGTACATGCGGAAATTCAAACTCAGAGATATTAAAATCAAATGACTTGGGAGAATTCATATACTGAGGGCGATATTCTTTTCCGTCCCCAGTAGTGATTAAAATTCCAGTATTTATTTTATCTATCCAAGCCATGTTAAAATTTTCTCAATTGGCGTTCAAATTGTTTTTCAGCCGCTAATATGTAAAAATCATCAATCTTTTTTGCGGACGCCTCAGACGCTTCTTTCATAAAATGGGTCGGCTTTACATTTACTGAACGACCTTTTTTAAATGAGTAAAGCGGAGTTTTTTTATTCATTGAATCTATTTTCCATAATACGCCGCGCTCTGATAAAACAAACCCACCTGATCCGGCCGAAATAACTGACTTTAAAAATCTTTGCGCCTCGCTAACTCCTTCAGTTTTTGCAGCCATTACAATATTTTTTATTTTTGAGAGTCTATTTCGTGGCGCGACAATCTTTTTTGCGGAGTTACTGTTTCTTGCGCTATCAAGCGGAATGAAAGATTTTGAATCAATTTTTCCACCATGTTCTTGCTGTTTCAAGTCATCAACCGCGTAATTATTTCCGCCTAGATCAATCATTCCAACCTTTGCCACCATGCCTGACAGATCCCATCCTTTTGCCATTTCAACGCGTGAATTTGCCTTGAAAAAATTAGGCTGCCTGTTTATAAAATTCTTTTCAGAAGAAATAATTAACTGCACTTTTTTCACATCAAACGCCGCGCTATTCAATGCCTCTCTGACGGACATAGGAAAAGCAGACCGATTGAGTCGCTCAAGTCTATTGGTAAATAATACCATTTCGTCAGTGTTTACATTCAAGTACATTTTATGCGTAGCGGTGTATAAATATATCCGTCAAGTTTAATAAATCATTTGCTGAAGCATCGGAAGCATCCGCTGTTCTAATTCTAACCAGCGTATCGCCTGAGATACTAACAGATATTGACGCCCCAAAAGTCTGTAATGTACCAGTCCAAATATAAACCTTTGTTGAATCTGGAAATGTGCCGGCCGGAAAAGTAATTCTGTATTCGCCTACTCCTTGATACGACAGAGTGCCGGAAACACCAAAGTCATTCTCAGCTTGATTGTCAACAGTCGGAGCGCTAGTCGATGCCTGAGATAATTTAACGTAATATCTGTCATAACTATGCGTATTTTTTATGACAGCTAATAACGCCTCATATACTTGCCAGCCATTATAGTCATTATCAACCAATCCGTTTGGATCATGATTTCCTGGATCAACCACATCAGCCTCCGCCATAATCTTATCAAGCAAAGTCAGAACGTCCATGAAGTTCTTTTTATTCCCTCTGGTCCCGGCTATTGCTCCCGATCTATCGCGTGGAATCCCGTATGGGTTGTCTGAATCCGCAGGATCTACATTGTCTTTTATACTTAAAGGTATCATAATTAAACGTAATTAATAAAAAGGAAAGCTACTGTTTGCAATGGTTTTAATTTCAAAATCAATTGGCGAAATTCATTTTCTCGGACTGATTCCACATTTGCAAATGTATCAATATATGGACCAGCAATGAAAAACGTATTACGTAAATTATCACCTACATCGAACCAAGCATCTAAATCAGCATCAATATAATTTGCTACGCAATCTTCAAACACGGATCCAGTTTCAGAATTACCAAACTCGACCTCACCAAATTCCGCATCATCCGCAAAATCCCAAAGTCCAGTTATAAGAGGACCTAAAATATCAGTCGGAGTATTTGTAACTCCATTGAAATTATTATAATAAACGTAAACATCAAATCCGGCCGCCTGTAACTGTTGCTCCAAATAATCAGCACTTTGACGCGCCGGAATAGTTCCGGGATGATTCATTTTTCTGATAATAGCCAGCTTTCTGTCAGCAAGCGAAACTCCGGAGTCAGAAATTAGTCCCAACCGTTCCTCCCATCTTTCTGCATCGTCAACGGTAAATTCATCGTTATCAGGCAGAATAGAATTAAGCAATGACATTGCATCGTCATAGGCGCGCGTTTCTGATTCGGCAAGCGCCTGCATGAGTTTGTCAAATGGATCGTCAACAGGGATTTTAAAAGCCCTGCCCTGTGGCATTAATTGCCGATTCAGTTTTAATATTTTGTCATTGGTTGCCATGCACTAAGAGAATGTCAAGGACTGAAATTTAGGAATTTCTCCGTTATCAAATGTATAAGTAGATAAAGAAACACCATCCACAGTCATAGTGACCGCTCCAAATACTGAGCCCGGAACCGCCTCCAAAATTAAACTGATTATTTTATTTGTGTCCAGAATGTCATTTTTATTTGCCAGCACATCAATAGCGCCAATAAATGGACGGATTTGAGTGAGCTCAGCAATTATCGCATTCTCAATCAGCGTATCTTTTGCTGCAGTATAATCAACATATCCGGCAATATTAATAACAATTTGTTGCAAGACTACTGGTAAATAATGAACTTCAAAAACACCTAAAGGAATTCGAGCAGGACGATCAACTGTCGGCTGTTCTACTGATTCCTCAACCGCATCAAGTATTGGTTGCGTTGGTACTCCGTCGTTATCAATTGCCTCAACATATAAGTTGATTTCATTTGAATTTCCGGCAATGACATAAGGATAAGATTGATTAACTCCTTGAACTTCATTTGCCCATAGACGGTAATCTGCTGCAGCCCCGCCTTGAGGCTCCAATCTGTATGCCTCCAATGTTTTTTCGCGATATTCCTCAATATCTTCAGCGTCTTGAGGCTCGATCGATTCAGTGAGTACGCTTACCACTGAATTGACTAAAGCAATTGGAGCCGTCGCAGTGAGTGTGTCACCAATAGATAACTGTGAATCTGTTCCGGTAGTTAATGCGCGCAGTGTAATTATATTTGTGCCGTCAAGCGTAAACTCATCATCAAGAATAAACTGGTAATCAGGATTCAGTGAATCATCATCAGATTTAAATGTGCTTAATGCCGGGATAACGGCGCCAGTTGTTCCGGTCACCTGAACTGTATATTGCCCAGCAATTGCGGCAAATGGCGAACGATCTAGTTTAACCCGCCCAAATCTTTGAAGCGTACCTCCCATTGATTCAGGATCGGCAGTATCAACAAAAATATTTTTCTGCAAATCTGCAATAGCCAGATAAATCAATTTGAGTTTTGCTGATTGCACTGCAGCAATAGCCCTTAAATTACTTTTTCCAGATGATGGAATAGTAATGCTCAACTTAGATTCTAAGTCAGCAATTACGGCCGCATTTAATTCAGCGAGTGTAGGTATCGTTATCATGTTGTACTCAATTCTTGATTTGTACTATCCCAGATAAAAGTCAATTCGGTTGATTGCTCGTTATTTGGTTCCTGAATTGTTAAATTTATATCAATTCTGTTATTTGCTAAAATAGATGTTTCAATTCCAACAATTGCAAAATCAGACATAAATTGTAAATCCTTTTGTATTGCCTGCTCAATTTGTATTCTGCCAGACGAAGTGAGCGCAACTTCTTTTAGCCGTCGCTCAAGAGTTGAATTAAACTGAACCGAAATCTGATCGGGATAAAGCAAATTATTGCCCCACCAATCAAAGGCTTGCTGGTCTGGAATCTTCGGACCATTGGTCGATTGTTCTGGATTTCCGCCAAACATTCCAAGATATGGCATGTTTTGTAAACCGCCAATAACAACAAGATCATTTCCGGACAGCACTAATCCGCCGCCGTTTCCAGTTTCTATCATTTTCAAATCTGCCATTATCTAGTAGAACTTACACTTGGCGTCATAGAATTTACATTCCCGATTTTATCGCCAGATTGATTTATACTAAATGAGCCGTCCCCTTTTACGGTGATCTCGATGTTTTGTTTTTGCGCGCGTTCGCCTGGGAGGGTTCCGGTTGTGCCCCATGTTTCCTTTCCGGTATCTGTACCCAATTGATCTTGAGCGACTCCTTTTGATAGGACTCCGATTTCTTCGTCTAGTTTAGCAATTTCAGCGTTTTTTAAAGCTGCGTTAAATTCTGGGTTACCCATTCCAAAAAGTCCGACATTGAATTCGTCCAATGATTTAGCCTGAACCTCCAATTTTTCCCGAATCTTATCTTTCATCATTTCAGCCCGAACCTCTGCCTCTGCGCGCTTCAAAATATTCTCGGTTAATTCACGCTCAGCAGCCGAAATAGCCCGAACAGATTTCTCCTGAAGATTATATTTTTCAGTAATGCCCGGCTGAATTTGCTCAATTTGCTTCAAGGCGCTTATATATGCCTCGCTGGTTTGGTTATGGTTGCGCAAAGTATCAGTCAGCATCTTTACCTCGACGCGCTGATCCAATGTTTTTTCTAATACACGTTCCTGCAATTCAGCATTGATCCGCTCAGATGCAGTTGATTTATCAAATGCTTTTGATACTCCATAAACAGCTACAGCCAATAGTCCAATTGCTCCAATAACCAATCCCAACGGACTAGCCATGAAAGTCAGCAATTGAATACCCGTTACCATTGCTTTGGCAAATCCACCAACAACAAAAGAGGCAATTGAAACAGCCCCGGCAAAAGCTGCTATTCCGGCAGCTAC